TATTTCGATCATAATAAAGTTTAATAATTGGACAGTTTTGATTATTGTAATTTAGATTTTCGATACAATTATTCATATAGAGTATGAATGACGTTTGTTTGTCGATTAAGTTGTTTTGATGTTATTTGGTTGTTTTGAGGAATTAAAGAGTCTTAAGATTATTAAGTATTCTTCTTATGAGGACTCATTTTCCGCAGATCACCGCTATTCTAACAACAAAAAAGCAAAAGTCAAGAGAAAAATGCACTTGTCAAGAACTTTTTTTAAAATAATATTGGCTGTTTAAAAATATGAAAGCTATTGCAAAGATAATTTTAAAGATATGCTCAGTGTCTAATGTGATCAAAACTGTTAAAAGTGCGCCTATAAGATATTGTTTTTGTTATGAAATAAAAACGGTTTTTAATGTTTTATACTTCTTTTGGGATCAATCTCGTTTAAAATCTGAACTGCCATTTCATTAGCTTCTTCAGACCCAAAATTCTTTTTAAGCGTTCGTTTTTGCTCCATTTTTTGACGTTGTTCGATGACAAATTCGTTATATTGTGCTAAAATTTTAGTGTTTGGGGTAGCCAATGTTATGATTTTGTTCTCTGGAAGCGGTATAATGATATCTTCGGCATGAGGAAGATAAAAAGCCAAAGTTGACGAAATATACATATCCTCGGTTAAACGGTATATAATTTCGACAGGATTAACTAATAATAACAGACTATCTTGACAAAACATACTATCTTGATCAAGATTTTCAGTCTCCCAGATAGATTTAAGGTGTTTTTCTAATTCACGAACTTTATAAGCATCAGCAATGATAGTTTGGGCGGATACGAGTTTTATTAATCTAAATGCCATAAGTAGAATTTAAAAACAAATTTCTACTTATATTTATAAATTTATAATGGTATCTGATAGATGTTATAATCGAAGTCTTCGGCGTCGTAGATCTTAGCCCGTTCGATGAAATGCTTTAAGACAAAATTTCGATGTTTCTTATATTGCATATCATCAACGATGTCATAGAGGGTTGCCTTGTCCGATCTACCAATTCTTAATACTCTTCCGATACTCTGAAGAACCCGAATACGACTCTTTGACGGAGAAGCAAATATAATATTATCTAAGTTCTTAATATTCACACCAGTAGAAAAAACCCCGACACTTGCAACTATAATAGCATCCGTTTCGAGTTCTGTTATTTCCCGGACTTTTTCACGATCTTCCATTTCAGTGCCGCCATATATAAAGAATACTTTACGGGTCGAGTGAATTTTTTGAGAAATCATTTCGTGTAGTAACTTTCCATGTTTTGCTACATACTGAAATAATACTAAGGTATTTCCTTTTTGTGAAACTGTTAAATTTCTAATAAACTTATTGCGTTTTTCATTAGCAATAATCATTCCTATTTCATCGGCATATTTTAGTTTACGAACAGTTTGACAATCTTCTTCATTATGTTTAAGAACAATACAATTGATTTTTAATTTAGCCAGTGTATTAGTATCCATCAATTGTTTGGTGGTAGTTGCTTGAAATACTGGCCCCGTTAAACCCTCAATCAACATCGAATCTGATTGAGCGCCGTTCAAGGTTCCAGTTGTACCAAATCGCCAATTGGCACCGGTGCATTTTACCAATATATTTTTAATCGAATTTGCCTTAGCCATATGACATTCATCAACAAGCACAAAACCGAACTGCTGAAAAAATGCTGGCGGTAAACGGTGTAGACTTTGCCATGTACTAATAACAATCTGTTTGTTTGTGGTTTTATCTTGTCCAGAATATATTTGATGTATTAATGCTTCTGTTTTAAATTCACGAGTTTCGTCGTATTTTTTAGCATATGTAATAAAATCATTAGTCATCTGAGATATCAAATTCAACGTAGGTACAATAACCAAAGCTTTTCGACTATCTTTATCTATAAAGTGCTTTGTTAGAAGATATATCACACTACTTTTGCCACTAGCCGTTGGGGAAATGAATAACGTCTTGCGTTGTTCTAAACCTCGTTTAAAACAATTGAATTGATAATCTCGCAATTCAAACGGCAATTGCAATGATTGTATATATTCTTTTAAATCGTTGTCATCGATCTTTGTTGTCAACCAATTATATTCTATAGTATACTCTCTATCGTTTGCAAACTTTTCAATATGTTTGATAAGTCCACAATAGATGGTATTGTTTATACGATTTAAAAATCTAATTCGTCCATCCCACATTTTCATTTTGTATGTTGGCATGAAATGGGCATTTGGAACTTTGAAAGTGAATGCGTCTGACAGCTCTGCTAATATGGAAGGTTCAGCTTCAACACGAAAAAAAACTTGATCTATTTGGGTTAGTTTGATATCAGACACCAGAAGACCATTTTGTAAAATCGACCGCATTCTTGATCACAAACGCCCGTGAATGTATAGACTTGATAATATCTTTTAGAGCTTCAGTTTTTTCTTTTTGTAAAGAAACTTTAAGTAGAACGTCAATTAGATCTTTGTCGGCGTTTAGATATACATCTAAATCCTGTCGCATCAATTTTAAATCAAATTGTTGCCAACCAAACTCTTTTAATTCTTCGTCTGATAGCCGCCCATAATAATATTCAGTTTTAATTTTTAATAACCGCCGGTATTCATATTCAGTTTTTGTGAGAAGTAGATTTTCTCTGGTATACATCTCATAATACTTGGCATGAAGTTTAGGAATCTTCAAAGATTCGTTTGCTAAATCGGTATTGTCGATGTTACAATCACCTTTCCAGGAATCGATAATTTCTTCAAGTTTACTCATAATATATTAATTATACACTTAAATGATTAATTAAGCAAGCTTTGTTTTTTTAAGTTTATCCTGAAACCATATAAGCAGTTTTGGATTATCTTTAAACAGGGTCAATATAACGTCAGCATATCGCGTTACATATTCTTCTTCTTGTATATCGTTCTTAAATTTGATCTTATGAACTTCGTTGACGGCATGAAGTATTTCATGCAGTACGGTATTCGCAAACTCATCATCGCCCTGTTTACCAAATACTCGCAAGGTTTGTGCACTAAAATCACACTCTCCCATATCAATGTACTTCCCTTTTCTTTTAGTTTTATCTATATCAATTTTTTTGGAAACATGACGAAGTTTATAAACCGCGTAGCCGATCTTAACTTTCTTGGGAAGATGTTTTGACATATTAGACTATGTTATGATATATTAAAAAATCACATAACCCTAATACCTATAATAATATATTTAGAATTATAAGGCAAGTTAAAAGTGGTTGAAAATATTCAATGATATGGTAAGAATATGAGTGTTTTTTATCAGTTATAAATAACAATAGATTAATATGCTGCAAAATAAATATTCAAAACATTATTGGTTATTGATAGAAAAAGCCAAGAACCGTGAAGTTCCAGCCGGTTATGTAGAAAACCATCATATTATACCCAAATCATGTGGTGGGGCGAATACATTAGACAATTTGGTTCACTTGACGGCCAGAGAACATTTTGTGGCCCATTTGCTGTTAACTAAGTGTTATGATAGTGTGGAACGCGGAAAAATGTTTTGTGCCTTACACTACATGGTTCATGGTCAACAAAAGAAATATCATCAAATAAATTCTAGATTATATGAATATTATAAAAATGGTATTTCAATAACCGTTTCACAGGTTCACATGGGACGAAAGCGTTCAGAAGAAACAAAAAAGAAAATGCGAGATAGGTGGTCAACCCCGGAATTTAGAGACAAGATGTATAGATCACGGGTTGGAAAAAAACATTCAGAAGAAACAAAAAAGAAAATGTCGAAATCTATGAGAGGACTAAAACGTTCAGAAGAAACAAAAAAGAAAATGTCGAACTCCTGGACCAAAGCCCGTCGACTAAAACAATCAAATCGTACCATATCAAAAAAAACTCGAGATAAATTGTCAAACTCCCTCATGGGACACGTACTTTCTGAAGAAACTATAAACAAAATCAGGGAAGCTCATATTACCAATTTTTATAAAATACAATGTCCAGATGGTAATATAATCAAGATTTATAATTTACGAGATTTCTGCCGACGACACCCAACTATAAATCGGGCAAATTTGCGCGGCACAATAACAGGCCGATATAAACATTCCGCTGGATTTAAAATTTTAGAAATAGGTAAAATATGACAGTTTCAAATATTAATTTCTTGAGCCAATTCGGGTTTCGTCTAGTTATAGCTAGATTGCCAGAAATCGAATATTTTCTTCAAAGGATAAATCTGCCTGGACTTAATCTTCCGGCGGCTACAAGAGCTACGCCCTTTGCATCACCCTTAGCATATCCCGGCGATATCAGTTTTAACGATCTAACATTAAGTTTCAAGATAGACGAAGATATGAAAAATTATCTTTCGATTTGGAATTGGATGGTGCAGCTGGGATTTCCACAGAACTTCAATCAATACAAACAAATTGCGACACGCAATACAGCATTGCAAGCATTTGAAGAGGGTGAAGTTACCAGCAACATTCGATTGATTGTTCTTGACAACAAACATAACTGGAATTACGAAATCGAGTTTACGTCGTGTTGGCCAACAAGTCTTAGCGATTTAAATTTTGGAAGTACAGACCCTTCAGTACAATATCTGACTGCGGAAGTTACGTTCAAATATCATTACTATACTATTACACCGAATACAGAAGCGTTACCCTGTCAGAGATAACAACTAAGGTTTAACGTCACCGTTTCGCAAAATAGCTAAGTCCTCATAGCTCCCAGTAAATCGTCTATACCATTCCTGTTTGCAACACTCTAACATTCCGACAATTTCGTTATGCACGGAATAGCAATATCTATCTTTATAAACCTGTTTTATCAATGAAGTTATAATATAATTAAGTTCACCACATTCTTTTCCAGGTTTAGTAATAGCTTTTAAATTCTCGGCGAGTTTTGATATATTTTCATCATAAACAATTCTATTAACCGGATCGATGTATGGCATTATTTTGATTTCCTTTGTTCTAATATTTTAGTTTCCATTTCTCTGATTTTGGAAACATCGCCAGATTTAACTTCTTCGAGTGTGACATAGCAGATTGGCATTTTAAGTTTCTTAGCATACTTGATTTCGGCTGTAACACCAATCGACTTATCCCAACCATCTAACATCAAAACAATCAAACCGTCACATCGGTCTAAAAAATTCTTATCAAATTGTTCCCAAAAAATCCAATCACCAGGAATGAAGAACTTCTCCCAGTGGTAATTGTAGGGTATAGGCGCGAAAACGTGAATATCGGCATTTAATAGCCTTACCGCTGCCTCCGTTGAATCATAAGCCCTTTGTAGTTTAACCTCGTGGTCTTTGTGACTATAGGGGTTCGCCAAATAATGTAACAGTCTAACTTTTTCTTTTTTTCTGGGAGCCATCTTTTCCTCCGTATATTTTCATAATACACTAAAATCTCTAAGAGTCAACATATTTTTAATTACATGAAAATTCCATTTTTTACTAAATATATTATAGATGTTAACATCTGTTAAACATACTTTTCTGCCCTTACACCAGCCAAATGGTGTTTTTCAGTTCGATCTTATCAAATCAGATTTACCGAATAAAATAAGGAATTTAAATGGGACGTAGAAACAGACGTGCTAAGGAACCCTTATACGATGAAGAACTGCTGCGTGAATTTCAGGACATGGAGGAAATGAGACAAAGAAAGCTAGATGGACCCAAAATTAAACAAATGTCCCTGAAAAGTGTCGTACCATTAACAGAAAACCAAACAAAAACGTTTCACGAATACGACAAGAACCTAAACTTAATACTACACGGGGCAGCAGGATCTGGTAAAACCTTCATTGCAATGTACCTAGCACTGAAAGAGGTTATTGAAAGAAAATATTCAAGACTTATAATAGTTCGCAGTGCTGTGCCGACTCGCGACATTGGATTTCTCCCTGGAACATTGGAAGAAAAAATCGCAATATATCAATTACCATATGTTGATATTTGCGCTAAACTGTTTGATATCGGAGACGCTTATATAAGGTTACAGAAATTGGAATATATAGAATTTGTTACAACGTCACACGTTCGGGGAATGACGTTTGATGATGCAATTATTCTTGTTGACGAGTGTAACAATTGCAACTTTCACGAATTAGATTCTGTCATCACAAGACTTGGACAAAACAGTAAAATCGTATTTTGCGGCGATCATGCTCAAACCGACTTGGTTGGAAAAGAAAGTCAGGGTTTGATTGCTTTCATGAACATTGTGTCGGGTATGAAATCTTTTAGACGGATAGATTTCACGAAGGATGATATAGTGCGCAGCGCAATCGTAAAAGAATATATTATAGCGCGAGATAAACTATAATTGTTTTTTTATTTGGTTGGCGATCTCTATTTTTTCTTTCCACGTCATACATTTGGTATGATAATCGGCCAAAGCATCATATGGTAATAACCGTCGACCGACCCGTTTTGGATCTTTAAGCGCCTCTAAACTAGCATTTATTAACGCTTGATGATATTTTTCTTCTTCTGGATCAGGAAGTATATTAGATTCTGTTTTATCGTCGGTATATTCAATCACATATAAATTTGTTATTAGACTTTGAATTCGATAATCTAATACTTCTGATAAAGCATGAAGTACTTCTGATAAAGTATGAAGTTTCCATATAAAACAAGAAAGTTTTTCCAAAAATTTAATTTTTAATTTCCATATAAGATTTTTCATATAGTATCCTTATAGTTTACAACTACGCATATCCATGTAATACTTCATGTAACCTTCAGACTTGCCTACGATAGCTTGCATCAGATCGCCCCAAGCTCGCCAAGAGAAAGCTACGATATAACCATCATCAAACACAAAACAATTATCATTACAAAAATCTTCGGCAAATGTGCCGACCATATTTTTTTCTTCAATAACCTTACGAATTTCTTGTAATCTTGGCCGAAGAAAATCGTTAAAACCATCTACATATTCTTCCCATGTAGGGTTTGTATCATCACCACCAGGAAGAACTATATACTTCTCATCATCTATGTTTGGATATTGATCTGGCGCAATCTTACACGGCATGTTAGTATTTTTTACCAATTTTTTGATATAATTTGAATGGCTCTAACGCTCTTTTAGTTCTTCCGAATTTAGGAATGTGTTGTAATTTTTTATTATCTTTAGCAACTTTCCATAGAAAATCGCCAATATGAGATATGGTATTTTCTCTTGCGATAAAATATTTTGGACACTCATCAAAACCCACTGCTTCGGCATCCTCACGAGTTGCCGCAGAATAAACTTCTTTGATTCCAGACCAATAAATAGCCCCAAAACATTGTATACACGGTTCACAGCTTGAATATAATATTAAATCGTATTGAGAAAGATCGTGAGTTCCAAATTTTTTCTCGGCTCTTCTGATGGCATTAATTTCTGCATGGGCAGTAGAATCACATTGGTCGATGACGTTGTTATAACCCAATGTAATTATTGTACCATTTCCATTAGCAATAACAGCACCGAAAGGTCCACCACCATGTTTAACGTTTTCAATAGCAATATCAATAGACAATTTCATTAAGTTATCAGAATATAAGGTTTTTTCCTTGGGTATAAGGTTTGTTATATAGTCTGGTATATCTTTTTTGAAGAAAGAAAACATATTAATTAATGCGATGATATCAACAATTTAATAACCTGTCAAGACTTATTACTTATAATAAATATAACGAGATTATTAAATAAGGTTCTAAATGTCTGCACAACGACTAGGTTCAATATTAACTAACATAACAGGCACGAGTGGTCAGATTTTGCGTGTTAATACGGCAGAAACTGGATTTGAATTTGTGTCTCCACCAGTAATGCCAGTTTATACAATCACTAACGATACTACAGATCGTATCATAGACGCCAATAACTCAAATTTAGACGAATTGTCAGATGTGCTCAGTACACTAATTAAAGATGTTAATACAACTTATATCGGCGCGGGGGGCATTTCCCCCTTTACTTGGTCGACGTCGGAGCAGACTTGGCCATTTGAGAAAGGGCCAAGTGGCGAAACCCTATATGCTAAAGAAATTAGTTTAGGAGCCTTGCCAAATAGCGGAGAAAAAGATGTCGCTCATGGTATAAGCAATTTTAATGCTGGTGATGACACGTTTTTCCTCAACGTTCACATGAGAGTAAGTTCAACTGTTTGTAGACCCCTGCCATATTGTTTAGTCGACAATTCACAACTATCTGGCCAAATTTGGGTTGGCATCTATAGCACGTATATTTTTATTCTCGATGCCGTAAATTATTCATCGTATACTGCGGTTGCACGAATTATATACAAAAAAAGTGGTTAATTTTAAACAAAGGTAATTCATGGCCGCGCAACGATTAGGTTCTATATTAACGAATGTAACTGGTACTAGTAAACAAGTGCTCCGAGTTAATGCAGCTGAAACCGGTTTCGAATTTGTATCGACTGGTAGTTTACCAACATATACAATTACAAACGATACAACAGATCGCATTATCGATGCCAATGATGTAACGTTAGATAAATTTTCAGACGTTCTTTGCACAACAATCAAAGATATTGGTACAGTATATAGTGGAGGTGGCGTAAGTACATTCCAATGGTCTACTTCAGAACAAGTTTGGCCTTTTGAAAAAGCCAGTGGTGGGGCAACTCTCTACTGTAAAGAAGTAAATTTTGGCACACTACCGAACGCAACAACCAAAAACGTAGCACACGGAATTAGCAATTTTAACGCCGGTGACGATTTATTTTTTATGAACGTTATTCGCAAAGTAAGCACAACACGATATATACAAATTCCATGTCCAAGACCAGATAATATGGCCTATCAAGCTTACGCAGGGGTGGACAGCACAAACATTAATATCTGGAATGGATACGACATGTCTTCTGATACAGCTATTGTTAGACTTATATACAAAAAAAGTGGTTAATTTTTAAACAAAGGTAATTCATGTCTGCTCAGAGATTAGGTTCAATACTTTCCAATGTTACAGGAACCAGTAAACAAGTATTTCGTGTTAATACAAGCGAGACTGGATTTGAATTAGTCACGCCTGCCACTCTGCCAACCTATACTGTAACCAACGATACTACAGACCGTATCATAGATGCCAATAATGTTAATATTGATAAAGCTTCAGATGTTCTTAGTACGTTGGTTAAAGATGTAACAGCCATTTATAATGGAACGAGTGGATCGTCGACATTTCAATGGTCAACCAGCGAACAAGTGTGGCCTTTTGAGAAGGCATCTGACGGTAGTACATTATACGCTAAGCAGATTAATTTTGGCAGTTTGCCCAACAACGGTCAAAAAAATGTTGCTCATGGTATAAGTAATTTTAACCCAGGCAATGATACATTTTTTATGCACGTTTTACGAAAAGTTAATTCAATATATTTTATACCAATACCATCAGCAAGATGTGATAATATTGTTATTCAAATACAGGCAGAAATAAATGGAGCAAATGTAGCCATTTATGATGGTTATGATGCATCGGCGCAATCTGCAATCTTTAGAGTAATATATAAGAAAAGCGGATAACAACCTTGGGTTGTTGGTCGTCAACAAATTCGAAAACAAAGGGGGCATAAAGCCCCCCTTGTCATTCATATGTTGAATTTATTATATTATAACAAATTCAAGACCTTAACACGTCTATAGTAAATATTAGTATTAACAGTTAGCGATCCATCGCTATTACCGTCAACATTACTAAACGGATTAGCCACAATTCCATATCTGGTTTTGAAGCCGATCTTCGGTTGGAAGGTCGCAGGATCTAATGCTTTTACAAGCTGTAATGGAATGTAAGGACAATAGAAAATACCTGCATCATAGGCGTTTTTACCCTTATAACCAACCACGTAGAAATTATCATTGGTGGTGGAAACATAAGGATCGATATAAACATCTAAACGACCATTCAAACGACCGACAAAGGTATTACCAGTGTCGTCAACAGAGAGTTGGTCTTTCAGATGATCGCCGTAATCAAGTAAGCCAGCCATTGACAAGGCGCTCGCCACATCGCTAGATGTTAGCAATACATTGCCCTTTCCACGTCTGGTTTCTTTTGCGATTTGGTTAGCGTCGCGTTCAATCTGGAACATAAGTCCCTTGAACTTCTCAACCAACCAACGACCATTCGAGTCAATATCTAAATCAAATGAACCAGGAACGGTTACATTATTCTGGGCACCAGCAACGGCGCACATATAGATAGTACGAATGACTTCGCGATTAATTTCGGCATTGATTTCAGCTGACAAGATGTTAGCTAACTCGGACTCGGCATCGAGGCCATGAATAGCTTTCAAATCTTGCTGTAATTCAACGGTGAATTCAGCTTTCAAAGCACGGGTCTTAGCAGTTACGCTAATACGATCAATCGAGAACGCCATTTCTGGAATAGCGGTCGGATTACCTAATTGCTCACCAACTGCGGCAGCTAAACCACGACCGGTGTTTAACGCTGGATCATTTGGATCAAGCGGCAAAGTGTGGGTGCCAGTTCCCGAAAAAGCCGTATCAGCTTCCTTGAACAAGGCTTCTTGCCCGTTCTGTGCGCTATAACGACTCTTCAAGGCGAAAATCAACCCAACTGGAGCGTTCATCGGTTGTACACCGCAAAGATCAAACGCGATCAGGTTAGGCATCATACGGCGGACCATGGCGATTAGCACTGGATCATATCCCTTCAAATTGGCATTACCGTTATAGGTAACCCCAGCGCCTACTTGGTTTTGGATCGTTTCCACTAGCATACCATCGGTGTTGGCTTCTCTCAACGCTTTTTCTTCGTTTTCAAGAAGGACAGCCGTGACCGCTTTGCGGAAAGGATCATTAATCTTCCCAATCTCAGGGCTATCTAATAGTTGGCCCCATTTCTTGGAAAGGTTGTCGATATTATACATATAAACTCCTTAAGTTTAATTATTGTCTAATTTTTTTAATAACATTCAAATAAGAAGCCATGTTCTCATCAGCGAATTCTAATTTCTTTTCAACTTCCGGCTTCTTCTCGGCTACTTCTTCAATCGGATCAGCTTTCTTTGCTTTCTGAGAAAAATAATTCTCTTTAATCACAGTTAGCTTTTCCTTGTAAGATTCATCATACTCTAAGCTTGAAGCCAACGACTTCAATTTTTCAATTTCGGTATCTGCCAAACCTTCACAAATCTGTCTGAACGTCTCGGTCTTTTTATATTCATTTAGTTTCTTGTGTAGGGTCATGGTCTTCTTCGTTTGGTCGTTAAGATCTTTTTCAAGTTTTTCAACTTTAGAAGATAACGATTCAACCAAGTTTTCCTTACCCTTTGGAATCATAATATTATGAGTTTCAAATAGATTGCGAAGATCTGTTAAAAATTCTTCTGTAATTTCTGTGCGAAGTCCATGTTCAACAGAAAGTTTATTCTGTTCCATCCACTCTTCAACAACATAGTCCATATAGCTATCAACCTTAGCAACGAGCTTTTCTTCAATCTTGGCCTTTGCAGCAACAAGACGATTGTTATATCGTTGTTTTAAAGTAGTAGCATATTGCACAACTTTCTCGCGTACAGCCGCTTCAAAAATTGTTCTTGCTTTCTTTTGGAAATCCTCGGTTAGAGTTTCGCCATTAAATAAAGCATTCATGTGCTCTTCAATGTTCATAGTTGGCTTTGTTGCCTGAACACTCTCTTCTTGTTTTTCCACTTTCTCTTCTTCTTTCTCTTCCTTAGATTCTTTCTTTAGTTCTTCTTTTTCTTCTTCGTCTTCGTCTTCTTCTTCTTCTTTAACTTCTTCTTTTTCTTTCTTTACTTCGGCATCACACTCTTTGACTTCTTCTTTCTCTTTTTCTTCTTCTGACTCTTCTTCTTTTTCTTCGAGTTCCTCGTCGCCTTCTTCTTTTTCTTTATTTTCAAGTGCGGCGACTTCTTCATCGTCATCTAAGAAGATGTCTGATGCATCATTGATATCAAACTCTTTTTCTAGGTCATCAACTTCTGGAGCCGCAGCAGCATCATCAACCGCCGGTTCTTCCTTCGCCGCATCTTCCATATCAGCTTCTTTGACTTCCTCTTCTCCGTCCAATTCTTCTTTATCTTCTTCTTTCTCTTTCTTTTCTTCTTCCTCGGAGTCCTCTTCTTTGACTTCTTCCTTGTCAGAATCTTCGGGCATTTTGTCTGCTGCCTCGGCCTTTAGCTCTTTCTCTAGCTCCGCCTCTAATTTCTCAACATCTTTCTCATCGACTTTCTTCAACTCTGCGTCTTCTCTGAGAAGTTCACGAATCTTACTAATACGCTTTGCCATTGTTAACTCCTAAAAAGATTAAAAACGAAAATATACAATTCGTTATAACTATTTATTAAAGATATTATTTTAACTCTATTTTTCTTAAGAAATCATTGAATATTCCTAAGACTTTTTCTTCAGTCTTAATTCTTTTGGCTGTATTCAATTCTTTCTTATACTCTTCAATTTGTTTAGCTTTTATGATACCATTTTCATAGATCCATTCACGCGCTTCTAAAACACCTTCGACAAAGGCTTCAGGAGCACTTGGATCTGCAACGATATCAATAGCATTCAATTGAAAATCGTCTTGCACAGTTTTAATACCAGAACTATCTTCTTTCAAAGAACCTAAACCCCTTGAAGATACTCCTAATTTTACACCCTCATCTACTAAATTTTTAGCAATACGACCATATGGCGTATCCATCAACTTTGCTTTTCCATGAACCTCGCAACCATCAATTCTCAATTCCTTAATCAAATGGCTAACTCTCTCTAAGTTAACTTGAGGGGTTTCCGGATGTCCAAGTTCGCCCATACCACGATTTTGTTTAATGTAATCGCGGTTATAATTTTCAACTTCGCGTTTCATTATGTCAACTGGATACACTCTATTGTTTCGGTTAGGTTTATCCGCTTGCATGAAAATACCAGCAATGTAATAACACTTCTCTTTGGTCTTTTCATCTTCTTCTTTAATCAATTGAACAGACTCAATAAATTGTTCTGTGATTAATTTCATATGATTACTTCCTTTCCGTAATTAACCGCCTGTTCAAAATCTCGCATAACTCTTTTTTCATCGGCGTCTCTTGGAATATTTTGGAAACGCTTTATCAATTTATCAACAAGTTCCATTTTGCGAAGCTGCAATTCTTCAATTTTATTCTTATTTTTATAAATTGTAATCATCAATTTTGATTGATCTGGCGACATTCGAAGCTTTAGTTCATAATCTTTAAAACGCTCTTCGGTCGAACTAAGTCCAATTCCATTATCTGGAATAGGGAAAAAGTGCAAATCCTTGCTCAATAGAAATTGAATGGCGTCTTTATTGTCAATCATATATTATTTAACGATCTCAAGATTTTCTTCTAAATCTTTTTTTAATTCGTCTTCTTCTTTATCTTCTTTCTCTTTCTTTTCTTCCTTAGCTTCCTTTTTCTCTTCGGGTTTTTCTTCTTCTTTTTCAACCTTCTCTTCTTTTTCTTCTTTTGGCTGAAGTTCGTTGATCTCATTCTGTATTGCATCTATTTTACTGAGCAACTCGTTTTTCTTTGCTTCGTGATCGGCTGCTCGTTGTCGAATTTCTTGAAGTTTAACCTCAATTTCCGACAACTTACTCTCCTCTCGTGTTAACATGGTCTTAGCCTTATCAACAAGTTTTTGCTGGTTTTCATATCCTTTCTCAAGACCAGAACCGTCGGTCATTTCCCCCTTGAACAGACCATCGTAATCTTTTAAATGACCACGAAGTAGTTGAATCATTTCCTTCTTTTTCTTGACCTTTTCTTTTACGTCGGTATTCCCTTCGGTTAAAATATCTACAACCGACTGCAACAAAGCGTCTGAAAAAAGTCTCTTGCTAAACATGTTATTCCTTTATATTCTTTAAAGCTTCTTTAATTTTCGTAACAAAATTTGGTGTTGTAATTTTAAAACGATCTATAGCGTTTTTGGTTTTGCGATCTATAAACTCAACACGAATTTCCTTTTCGAGTGGAGACAAAATAATATTCATATCATCAAGTTGCAGTATGGGTTCGTCTAACGTGTTGCGTTCCCATTTGGTAGTAAAATTTTTTAGAAGCTGAAGTAAAGAAGCAACTGCTTTAGTATCAGCTTCATCAGCATTAGCCCAAAGCGTGGTGGCTTCTTTCAATTCTTTTCGCATTGTTTTTAAATCTTTCATTGAACCTGTTTCCAAGCAAAATCAACGACTTTTAAAAATTCTTGAGTATTTTGGCTCATACGTTCTATCATTTTATCTTTATTTTCAGCATCCAAAGCATTCATAACCGTCAATAATACATTGGCAGTTGGTGGATCGATATCAATACTATCACCATTGGTTAAAGTAACTTTAATCAACTGATTACTATCAACAACGCTCTGAATATCATTCAAAAGATCTTCTTTAATTGGCTGCTTATTCTCTACTTTTTTTTTAGAGAGAAACATTCCTTTAGCAATCTCTTTCTTAATTGTATCTAATTTGGATGTTGCTTTATCGGCAATTCCACACGAAAAAAGTTTTCCTAGCTTGGAAGCCTCTCCGTTTTTAATACAGTTAATAAGTTCTTGTATTTTATTCATAGTTACTCACAATTTACTAAACTATTTATTTTTATTCTCTTTTTCATCCAACCGGCTTCGTGTCCAAAAAAAACCATTAAATTCCAGTATCTTCTGGAGTTTCTGGAACTTCTTCAGTAGCAGGTTCAGCCAGATCTGCGCCGGTATCTGAGACTTCGGCGTCTGGTGTTGGTTCAGCTTCTATACCACCTTTAGCTTCCGTGTTGGTATCTTCGTCAGACTTCCCCAATTCTCTATCAATTTCTACCATTTCCTGATCTGTTTGTTTTAGAACCTCTTTACGAATATAGTTCTCAGAAAAATACTTACCAACATATGGGTCTGCTTGATCGACAATTTCCAACCGCGACTTCATGATTTCAGTTTTCTTTAATTCGGCAAAATAGGAATCTGACAAGAAATCATAATAGATGTTTTCTTTAATCATATTCCAATCTTCAGGCGTTGTGATATTTTTCAGTATAAGCTGTTTCTGTAAGATTTCGTCGAATAGACGACTAAATTTGTGTCTCAGCCGTGTAATAAATTTTGAAAACTTTACTTCTTCTCTTGATATCTCTGCCGATCTACCAATATTATAAGCGCTGGCAGAATCTAACCGAGTTGTTGGAATGTTTAAAGATTTATAAAGCTTTTTTTGAAAATATTCAATGTCTTGTATTTCACTCAGATTTTGGCCGCCCGGCAGTGTTGTCACTTCGCTATTCCGCTCGCCGCGCTTCGGAAACCAAAAATCTTCTAAAATGGTCGAGTGTGAGCGATCATCGCGAACCTCGCCCGATTGTGGATTGTATACAAGCTTATTTCTGTAGCTTCGCATAATATCTTCAATATACTGCTTTGCTTTAGCGGGTGGCATATCGCCGATATCAATGTTGAAAATCCGCCTTTCTGGAGCACGAGTAATACGATATATTACCAACGCATCTTCCATTGCACGAAGATTATTGAACGGTTTAATTGCCTTATGCAAGTGAGAAAGAATCATTGTATTGTCTTCGTTTAATAACCCCGAATGACAAAACACAATACTATCTGAAGTAATCTTGATACCTTGATTCGAATCAACTTCACGAATTTCCAATCCATCTTTGTTATAAACATAATATTCTTCGGTATCGACAATGCGATCAACCCCGTTTTTATCTTTTTCTGTCTTAACTTCTTTAATTTTTTTAATACAGCGTGGATCGATGTATCGAAGTTCTTGAATACCTTTAGCGGGCTTTTTTTCATCTATTAAAATTTGATAATACAATCTAGCATCGACATACCAACGCCGTACAACATCATACGCATTATCTTGAAAATTTAATAATCGTAATACGTTTAAAAATTCTTGTTGAATTTTTTCCTTTAAAGCGTCTGACATTTTCAAATTATCACCGATGACGACTTGCACCGGTGGCTGTTCTTGATCAACGACAATCACGTCATTGATAACTTCATCGATAGCAATTTCAACTTCCGATGAAAGCGACATCTCGCGGTATTTCTTAATGAGATCCGATTCGCTATTGATAATACCGTGTAGATCAAAAATATACTTCTGAAAAGCCCCAGAATATGGACCTTTATCGATAATAATTGCAGCATCATCATTTGTGGGCGGTACGAAAGATTTTGTTTTATTTGCTTGAGATACTTCATCGCGCCCAAAACGAAAGCCAAAGAATTTAAATGCCATATTAATTCCACCCTAAGTAAATATAATCATCTTGTATATTTAGTTCTGTTTATGGTCGTCACATGCAGTGTACCACCATCCATCAGTGTACAGTTTTCCAGGTTTACCACAAACCTCGCAAACAGCACTCGATTTTCTTTCAGTCTCATCAACAAGTTTTAACATCTCATCATTACCATAATGGTTAGTATAGAAACATAATTCGCCATATTTTTCTTTGATTTGAACCGCTTGTATCGGACAATCTTGATTTTGTTGATTATATTGTTCAAGTTTTTCCGAAAGGTTATATATCAATTCAAACCAACCATCACCACACTCAACACCAAAAAGAGTAATTGGCTCGCAAATCTCGCCTTTACCTGGTCGATATGCCATAACCTGATACACTGAAGGAAATTTTTCTAATAAGAGTTGCTGTTTTTCAAGGTCCATATTATCTCCAAATATATACTAAATTACCACAATCAAAAAGTTTATAAAATCCGTGTTCTTCCATCATTTGAAATTCTGTTTTATTGTCATCATAATCATCAAACAGTTTTTTAAGTTTATGTTTCTGAAACTTGTTCCGTGACATTAACTTTAAATCATTTTCATGATAATAAAAATAATTAGAGGTAGTTTTGTGAGATAGAACAAAACCAATTGCGTTATACATTTTTCCAGTAGAGAACCTTCTGTCAGCATACGATACTACACTTTTCGGTTGATATTTATTAGTATAATATTTAAATAGTTTTGAAGCTCCACCAATTACAGTTGTATATATTTTATTACAGAATCTAGTTAATTCAATATCGCACGATTTTAAAAATCTTGGCTTAGCAAAACACATCACCGCTACAATTTCATTATTATACTTTAGCGCCAAATTAACACTAGAATTCATTACGCCTTGACGATGGTTTTGTTCTAAAAATAAATTGGCTTCTTTAGCCTTAATTTCCACAACTTGGCACTCTCGGCCATATAGGCGCTCTTTGAATATTCCAAGATGTGCGGCTATGATAGATTTACAGATTTCTTCTTTGAGCAACCATTCATTTTCAAAGAACTGTAGAATTTTAATACCCTTTTGTGTACATTGTTCTAATTTATGCAATTGGCCTTCTTTGTCGTTTCGGTGCCAATAGCAGCCATTGTATTCAATTGCAAGTTTTCTTTCTGGTAAATATATGTCAAGTTCTTTTGGACTTATAATAAGTCGCGTGTTCTCTTGAACTTCTCCAGAATATATAGATTTGATATAGTCAACTATTTGTTTTTCTTCTTTTGAAATTTTACAATAATTGTTTGTTGGTACATTATATCTTTTACATAGTTGGTCAATAAGAGCAGACGATACTCCATTTTCTTGAGCAATGACAGTATGCGGCTTTTGATTCACGACGTGTTCGGTATATAAAAGATCTCTATTAAATTTATCCGATATCTTGGGCACTTTGGCCCGCTCTTCTCTATATTTTTTAGACTGAAGATATGAACAATGCCCGTATTTTTCTTGACACGTTTCTTTGATTTTCTGTTTAGTAATATCTAATAAGTTTGGATTTTTAACGCCGTATTTTTCTAAACAGGTCTGTTGAGCTTTTTGTATCTTTAAAGAATCTTTATTGACACAATCTGACGAACAATACACGTTAAATACTTGATTAACCCTCGAAAATCTTACTGGGTTTCCACACACCTTACATTTTGGCTGTTCTTTGATATCATTTAGTATACAATATACCCGAATGCGAATTGAAGAATTTTCTGGTAAAAAGTTGGTATTGTTAATTATGTCATGATATATATTTGTCCAATTTCTTTTTTCCCACCAATCGATACAACAAGCCCGCGCATTAAATTTGTCATTTGGATTAATCAAAAGAAAACGAATATTTGTTAGAAACGTTTTCAAATCAAAAAATAGTTTATTGTCACATTGCATAGTCATGGCACTCGCCCAAAATAAAACTCACTATTACGTGAGTCTTATTATTTATATTATAAGATTGGTCGCGGATCGTCCGTTTCTGTCTGAAAGTAATCATACATCAAGGTGCATGTAAATTCTTCAATTGTGTCGTTTGTGTCCCAAGCCAAGTCTATCGCCGATACTTCTGAAGGATACATACCAATAAATTTATACCTAGCAATCACCTCACCCTTTTTATCATAATGAACCACAGAGGCGTCCCTCTTATACGAGCTACCGGGGTTGTCTGCGACAATATTATATGGAACCACGCGTATGTTTTCGTTATGAAGGTTAATCTTGTTATTCCACGTCTCAAGTGCCCGGCGAACGCTAAAGTCTTCATCGTTCAGTATGGTAACAGTCCATTCAGCAAAAGTTCTATCACCAGCAACCTTAATCTTGCGACCAAAATAAGGAACCTCAATTGTTCCTACCGTCATCGCTGGAATACTGGCAGCACGACAAGTAAAAGTTAACTTGGTTTCGCTAGGCGCACCGGGAAGGGTCGCCTCTCCATTAGACATCAAATCAAGTTGTACCCGGAACAAGTTCGGCCTTGCGCCACCTGCCGCAAAGTTTTTCTTGAAGTCTTCGATATTAAAAGAATATTTGTCAACCATGTGGGTTCTCCTTTAGAAATTATTTATTAAAACTTTCCAACAACTTCTTCAAATGCAACACCGGTTCTAACTGCGATGAAGTTCAATTGAATGAAATTGATAGAACGCGCTGGCTTAATGTAAATATCACCAACAAACTGATTGCTATCAATAATTTCTGGTGTATTGTTTGTTGCATCACAAACAACCCTGAAATCATATACGCCTCGGCCAGCCTTCACTTGTCTCAGATATGGCTCAACCATATTCTTGAATGATGCACGGGTGAAATCGTCATTGAACTCAAACAGCAAGAATCTAGCTGCCAGAGCAATAGCCTTTTCAAGCACGATGAACAATCTACGAACGTTAATACGATCAAATGCACTTGGTTTACTTAATAGAGTTTTGTCACCAAAGAGCACGATGCCCTGACCCGGTAAAGAAACCACTGGGTTAACGTTGTGCATGTACAGATCGTCTCTATCAGCCTTGTCAGGATTATAAGCCAACTTGATGGCATTTTTAATCTGACCGCGATTCAAACCGGCAGGCGACCACCAAGGATCTCTTTGAGTGTCGGTTCTAACACAAAGCCCGGCGATGTCACCATTCAACGGAACCCAACGATAGGTATCATTGTACTTGTCGTACATATACTTCCAGTTGTTGTCCATGACGGCATAAGAAGTCGAGATTTGAAGATCTTCGCGATCTAGCAAAACTGATGTTAGAGGATCTTGCTCACCAACTACGGAATCCATTTTTGGTGAAACAAGTGCAATACAATCTTTGCGGCTTTCGCAGATGTTATTAATAACGTATCTTGCTACATTGGTGCTATAATTCGCCAACATTACAAGAGCAACATCTACCAATTCTGCATTCGCAAACATATCGTATCCACTCTCCACATCGCCATCGGTCGGAGTGCTATCAGCACCACTGCCAGCGGCGAACTGTTCGGTGATTGGAGCGGCATCAATAAACGCAGTTGTCGGATCAGTGTTTGTTAAAGCAGCAGGAACGTTCGAATCGATTGTATTTTCCAAAATGCGAACATAGCGCGATTTTTGATTCAAAACATTGACCCAATAATTCCCAGCACCATCTTCTTTCTTAGCCGTAGTAACCTTTGACATGAAAGAATATTTCTCGAGAACTTGGCCCTTCAACCCAGAAACCTTTCCAACGCCATCAATCACTACTGCGTGAATTTCGTCGTTGGTTCCGCCAGCATTTTCGATATAAGGCGAAGTCGATGGAGCAATACCAAAAACCTCATAATATTCCCATCGGAACTGTACGCTGCTACCAAGAGCAATATACGGAGTCGCAACAGCAGAATCTAGTTGCCACTCGGTTGCGGAAACTCTTGCAATGATAGTTCGTTCAACAGTAGCACCACTAACCGTGGCCGTCATTCTAGAACCAACAGCAAGAAAATCGTCTGCACCAGCCGCAAAAACAATTTTATCAGCTTCACCTGAATTTTTTGTCTCAACGTTTGTTACAATAGTTTTGAAAGCTTTAGCAGATGGACAAATAGAAATTTTAAATCCATCGCCAAATGATCCAGGATATCTTGCGCACGATACATCAGAAATACCAAAAGGACCTGCAATTGCAAAGTCGCTGTCGTTTTTAACTAGAATCGTACCAGAAGATTTATTGGCATTCTTAGCATCGGATTTAATAACGCGAACAAGCCGCAATTTATTTCCATATGCCAAAAAGCTTGCTGATGTAAACCATACAGCAGCATTATCAGTATCTGGTCGACCGTACGAAGAAACGAGTTCATCTTCAGAACTAACTAAAATTATTTCATCGCATGGACCCCAACGAAAATCGCCCACTATTGCGCCGTCAGTTGTTGATACGGCAGGTATGATAGTAGTTAAATCGATTTCGGTAACATTTACGCCTGGACTAAGTGAGAATGCCATTTTCTATCTCCTATAATAAAAAAGACTTTAGAATCTTTCGTCATTCTATACATCTTTATTTATTAAAAGCAAAAACTTCACAAACTATTATCGTTCTTTGTCCTGGGGAAATAACCAGGCCGATTCGGAGACTATATACAAATCTCCAGGTTCCAACACTTCCATTTGATTTAAATTGCTCTGATGGTCGTCTACTATAACAAAAGGTATATCCTTAAAGACTTCCTGTTGATTCGCAACCAAAGATTCCCTGATATTACTATTAGTTAGGTCTTTGAAATTCTTTTGGTTTGATAACCAGCCAAATAAAACCAGTGTCATTACTAAATCGTCATTGGTGCCAGAATCTCCCGCGAATGAGCCAAGTTTTGATACAAAGGTTGTCATTTCAGAAATAGTATCAAAATCAGTAACTATTAATTGATCATTTTCGATCAACGTCTTAAGGTTTACACACCCGATATTCTTAGTTTTTTTGGTTGTCATCACACCAATTTTACCCTGAGAAAACGACATTTCTTGTGTTGAAAGTCTAGTATTTTTAACAGTGTATATAAGATTTTCATATTCTAATTCATACTTTAAAGCATCAGCCACTTGAGAACCAGCGTCGTTGGTTTCAATTAACAACCAAGCATTATTATATTTTTGACCAATTTCAGCAATAACATTTGGAAAAATTAGCGGTGGAATTTTGTTTGAACGATATTTGGCTACAAATTTAAATGGTAGCTGTGTCACGTCAATAATCGACATCACAGAAAAATCGTTAGCATCACCGCGAGCAACATCAACACATGCAACATAGGTGTGTTTAGGTTGTGGTTTTTCGTAAACATCTAAACATTCCTGTGAATATGTTGGTTGTTGGAAAACCAAATTTTTAAGTTTCGAACTAGCAATTAAAGTGTTACTAACTGAACCGAAAAAGGAGCAGCCATATTCTTGATCGAAAGCTTCAGCACCTATGTTCCTAATCGTTTCGTCGCGCCATTTGTCATCTCTTCCTGGAACTTCACTCCAGTGCATTGTGAAAGGCACGTACCGATTCTGTTTTTTCTCAGCTTCAGTCCAGAGCTTATAAAATAAATTTACACCCTTTGGAGTTGATACAATAATAATTTTTGTTGTGGTTCCTGCCGTAATTGTGGGATAGACCGATTTCATAAAATCGTCTGACACATTGTTGTGGACATGTGCAAATTCATCTAGTACAAGACAATTTATACTTCCAGATCGCCCAGTTGAACCCGATGTAGAATCAGATGAAATTTTTGAACCATTCTCTAATTCAATCGACGATTTATTCCACTCGATGACACCTTGTTGAATCCACTTAGGTAAATTTTCATATGCCAATTTAACACGATATAAAATTTCTTTAGCTGTTTTATTCCTATTAGCTAAAACAACAATGTTTTGACTGTCTTTAAATATTGATAACCACAGCACATAACCCACGTAACTAATTGTTTTTCCAATCTGTCTTGGACATAACATAATCGAAAATCGATTATCGTTGAAATTGCGAATCATTTTTTCTTGATATGGTCGTAATTGACACTGAATCAATCCTGCATCAAGATTAACAATTTTAAGATAATTGTTAATAAAATATATGGGATCTTTTGAACATTTAAGAATTTCTTGTATCTGTTCCGCAGTAAAGTCAAGCTTCACTCCCGCTTTTTTCAGTCGCGGGTTGGCTAAATATGTCGATTTAAAAAGTGATGTCATTACAAATATTTATAACAAAAATGACGATTACTTCGCGGAATTGTCTTTAATAAATTTTAACAATTCAGAAGTTGTTAGAAACAAATTATTATTCGTAACACTCATGTCGCCAGATACATTGGCTGACTGATTACCAGGAACGCTTTCTTTTTTTAGATTTTTCATTTTCTGATGCAATTCAAATAGTTCGCGGGTACTATCCGCAATATTCTTCATCAATTCGCCAACAATTTCATGACATCTTGGTGTTGCAGAATCTTCGGCCATTTGTGCTAAGTTTTCAAGGGCCATTTTACCTATATCAATAACATCATGTAAATTTTGTCTAGCATAATTGAAGTCGTCTTCGGCAAGCTGATCGTTTGTTTTTTCTTTGGTTGATGCGATTTGGACTTGAGGTTTTTGTACAACCGTTGGACATCTTTCGGATGTTTTTTCGGTTACAAGAATCGTCTCTGGTGGCGTATCAAAAATTTCACTCAATTCGTCTTTCAATTCAAACTCATTAATCTTTTCAGACATAATAAACCTCTAATAATTTATTTATCAGTAATAGTAACCTTTATATCATATACATCATCTGGTCCAGCAGTGAACGGGTCGACCTCTGTTTTAATTTCAACATTGACGGGTGTATTTGCAATCTGTTCATCGGTAATACACGATTGTGTTCCGCCCTGTGGTACGCGCAAGTTTTCAAAAACCCGTTTGATAACACCCTGTTCTTTAACAGGTCCATATACCCAACCCTTCATGACAAAATTTAAAGTCCAAATAATCAATCGTTTATCTTCAAATCCCGTTTCAAAATTGTCATCGATTGTAGTTGAATTTAATATTACTGGAACGTCATGGGCGATACCAAGTTCTGGTATTGTATTTACGGTCACTGTATATTCGGGAGTAAAAAAGGGGGCGATCTGCTCTAGAATTTGCGTACCATCATCATAATATTCTGTTAGAATAAAAAAAGAAAAATTATAATCATAAGGAACCGGCACATACTGCTTTCCTTTAGACACATTTGAGAACACTTTTTCGTTGTAGACAGTTGATTGCAGTTTACGTTCTGGATCATACACCAACGAATCTAACATGAACGACATGCGAGGAACAACAATTGCCAGGTTGCCCGCTTCTAGTACAGGATTTTGTAATATACGAGTTAACCATTTTTGTTTTGGCGCATATGATAGTGGAACTAATATATGCTTCTCTACTTCATCGGTTGTCTGAGTTTTTGAGCGTTCTATATAAACGTCTTGAAACAGCGAACCAAACGCTGTTACCATTTTGCGAATTGTGTGGTGTTTGAAGATTTCGTGGCCGAGCGTCATGTATATCTCCTAAACTGGATCACCAAAAGGATTTTTTTCAGTCCAATCGATAATATTTTGTGATTCTGTTTTAATCTTTTTGTTATTAGCTATTGGAGAATTTGGTAATTCTTTTTCGTCAAACTGTGCAATAGTATATTCAACACCCGATGTATTGCCTTTGATGGAAAGTGTATTATCAAAAAATCCGATAACATCTTTAACTTTTAGAATTTTGTTATCTCTATCATACCATATTGCTTTAGCTTTGGCAGTTGCTGTTGCTAAACTTGCGCCTTGATAAACTTCCTCTGCGACAACATAGCGACCAGTGCCTGTGGCTAATTGAAATTGTATTGCATGAACATTCTCGTTTTCAAAACGGTCGATATAGGCAACGCCCGTGCGTAATTGTTGATTTGAATAATTCATCAGATCAATTTTCATGCTATAGACAGTATTTGCTATCATACCAACATTATGAAACAGTTTTTCGTGTTCTACGAAGG